ATTTGAGTTTCGACTAAATTCAAAGGCTCTTGAATAAGAACTGCATCACTAACAACCGTGCAACAAGTAATCGCAAAAGCTGTAACTATTTTCTCAAACATCATAATTCCATTTACCTTCTTCGCTGTCATATTTAGCAATCGCGCTTCCGTCTGTATCTTTTATTACCATTCCAACAAGGTCAGGATTACTTACGTGAGGTTTAGGTTTCTCAATTACAAGTGTAGCTTCTCTTTCCAAATCCCTAAATTTTTCAATGTGTTCTGCATCTCGTAAAAGTAAATTTAAAGAATTATAAATAGCATTTCTGTCATTTTGACCGCAATAAAAAGGTTCTCGTTTCCACCCAATTACAGCGTCACAAACATCTTCAAAGGAATGGGTTTTAAGTGCTTTTCTTATAACGGATCTACGTTTTTCATCTAATTTTGTTCTTTTTGGGTGTTTTTCAGTTGCTTCTACCCATTTTTCAAATACTTTTTCTACTAAATTTGGTTCTTCTTTTTGGTTATGTTCATTTATTAGGTTAATAGGGGGGACAGTTTCGTCTCCCACAAGGGGTACAGTATTGTCCTCCTCATCGGGGTCAGTTTCGACCCCCTTATTTATTGGCACTAAAAGAGTATAAAGTGGAGTTGTATCTCTGCCATTTCGAGGATCTTTACGATATTCAACTTCTAAAAGGTTGGCTTTTTCTAATTCTCCTCTTGCCCTTCGCAAAGAAGTTTTTGCAGTACCTTCAGGCATTAATTCCAATAATTTCCTACGAGAAGGAAAACATTGGCGTTTATCATTAGCAAATTGCGCTAAAGCAATCCAAAGTCTTAAAGCAGTTGGTGATAGTTTTTCGGCTAAAATAGCTGTAGGAAAAATAACTATCTCATTATTTGTCCAACGCCGCCGTAATTTAGTAGAATCTGTCATGTATACCGTTACCCTTATATACAGTGGTCGGGGGGTTATTCCCTAGCCCCCCGACCAAAACTTTTCCCTTATAGAATTACCGATTGTAACTCCTCAAGTAGCCTAAGTACATCTAATCTGAGTATTTTTTCAGAATTTGCAAATTCTAATTCCCAAATATCTTTGGCTTCTTCTTTGTTACCTCCGACTGCATCTAATATGAGATGTTTAGCTTCAGCTATTGAAATTTCATCTTCAGAAATTTCTTCTTTAGATTCCATTCCAATAACTTCACCTGTATGTGTTACTTCAGCACCAAGTTCTTCAGGAACATATCCTGCACCTAAAACAACATCAGGAAATAACACACGACAGAGTTTAGAAACTGCTCTCCAAGTCAGCATTGCTTCTTGGTATTGTTTCCAATTTCTTTTATCTGCTAAACCAGCCGCTTCAGCATCTTCCATTGTGAAAGTTGCTACATGCTCATCTGCGGTATCAGCACGTTTGCCTGTAGCTTGTGCATAAGTTTCTGTTGTTTCTAAAGTAACAGAATGACCTGCTTGTCTAACAAGACCCAACATTGATTCAGGTCGTAAACTTGCAGAGCCTTCTATAACATGAAACTGTCTCATGCTTGTCATTACATCCCATCCATAGGCTCGACCCGCAAGTCCAGCCGCTACAATATCAGCGGCTTTACGCCTATAAGAACTGGGAATAATAGTTGAATTAGCTAAAATATCTGCTTGTCTCATAATGAGATCAAACGAAGCTGTTTCACTAATAGGTATTAATTCTGACATCACAACACCCCAGCACTTGTAAGTTTCACAGATGCAACAAACTCTCTTGAACAAAAATCGTCATCATTAACCCCAAGATTTTTCAGTTCAGTCCATTTAGGTTCTGAACGGAAGCATCTTTTATGCAACTCTAAAGCTGTTGCATCTGATGAACGTAATTCACCAGTTTCAGGATTCATGCGTAAATCTTCTAAGTGAGCGCATTTAGCCACATATTTTTCTAAACCTTCACGGTCTATATTTGTGCGCCGATAAGAACCAGTCTTTTCAGCGATTAGCCCACTAGGAAGAACTACTCTTTGTTCTCCTCGTTTATCCATTTGCATATTTGCAAGTGTTTTTGCCGCTGTAACGGCAAAACGTATATTGCGATTGGCTTTATCAAGCTGATCTATAATTTCAATCAGTTTTGCTAAATCCTCAAAGTCAGAATCAGAATCTGAAAACTCATCTAACAGAGCTTCAGACATATCATTTAGCTCGGAAGCTAATTTTAATGTTTCCAATTTTTCTCCTAACTTTCAGCCGGTGGAAACCACCGCTAATACCATTTTATTTCGTGGGGGTGACAGGGCTGTATTAGCTGACTGTTTGAAACACGGATAACCGTTGAGAACTCAATGGTCTAAAAAATTTTAAAAAGTTTTCCGCCTAATGTATACATGGGGTTATATTTCGTATATAGTAGTACTTGATGGGAAATACAAAAACAACAAAGGAGATCCCAATGGAAACAAAAACTACTATGCCAAGAATGAATAAGGTTGCTAAAGGCTTCGCTATTCAATTCATCACAAACGGAATGCTTGATACTTATGGAACCGAATGGGCTGTAAGAAATAGCAACGGTGAAGTTTACAGCAAAGAAACAATCAACCAAGTTGCTGAGGTTCTTAAAGAAATGGGTGAAATCTAACATGGAAACAAAAACAACACGTATTTATTGGAAAAAAGCCGAATTAACTAAAGAACAAGCTCTTAATAAATGTGAAGCTGAAGAATTGTTCTATGACTTGCTTAATGGCATCAAGGTAACTGACTCAAAGAATCTTGTGGAAGTTTTAAACTTCACAAAATTCCACATAGACAAATGGTTAAAGGAAAACCAATTAGACACTTATGGAGATGAAAGCTGATGGAGGGATTTTTAGATAGGGAATTTACTCCTGCTCCATTTATGGACAATGCCGCTTGTAAAAATGCAGACCCTGATGTGTTTTTTGTTAATAAAGGAGATACAGGGATTGCGGCTAAAAAACTTTGTGAATCCTGTCCTGTAAAACAAGCTTGTCTAGATTTTGCTATTCAAACTCACGAACGGTTTGGAATTTGGGGTGGAATGAATTTCGCTGAACGAACTAGAGAAGCTAGAAGAAGAAGAAAGGCTATCTGATGGCAGATTGGGTGAAACATGCGGCTTGCAAAGACATGAGTTCAAATGTTTTCTTTTCACAAAGAGGAGAATCTACTGAACCTGCGAAACAGGTTTGCGAAAATTGTCCTGTTAAAGAACCTTGTTTAGATTATGCACTTGCTAATAATGAAACAATAGGTGTTTGGGGTGGGATGTCACGCCGCCAAAGAAGAATTGAAGCTCAAAGAAGAAAGCAAGCTGTATGAATTTTGACGATTTAAATATCACCTCAGAAATACTTGAAGAAGCTCAAAGAATGGCAGACGAATTACCGATTCTGAATCATTCAATCAGACAGGGCGAAGGAACCATTTACGGTTTTTTAGGTGAAATAATTTTTAGAACTTTAGTTGGTGGTGAACAACAGAACACTTATGACTATGACATTGTTATGACAAGCGGGATGAGGGTGGATGTCAAAACTAAGATGGTTAATTCTATTCCTAAACCTCATTATGAATGTTCAATAGCTTCAGGTCACACTCATCAAGATTGCGACATTTATTCCTTTGTTCGAGTTATGGAAGATAAATCTAAAGGATGGTATGTGGGTTCTATTTTGAAAGAAGATTTCTTTCAGAAAGCTCATTTCGTTAAAAAAGGTGATGTTGACAAAAGCAATAATTGGACAGCTAAAGCTGATTGTTACAACCTGCCGATTAATGAATTAGGTGTTCGCAATGTCTAAACAAAAGCTCAATAATTGTACGGTTGAAGGATGTGATAAAGATATTCGTGCTAAAGGTCTTTGCACAAAACACTATGCAAGAAAAGAAAGAACTGGAACAACAGATCGTTTGCGTGGGGGAGATCCAAAGAAGTGTATTCACTGTGGTAAAACTCATCATGCTACGACTGATAAGAGAAGGGGTTTATGTCGTTCATGTTATGAGGACAGAGATATTGCTAGCCAATACGGTAAGTTTGCAGTTCGCAAGCCTCGTAAACCAAATGATTATTGGAAAGCTTACTCTTGTGATGGCAAGAAAAAAGATGGCACTTCCTGTGATCGAGAAGTAGTTACGAAAAATGAAGATGGAAAGTACATATGTAATTCCCATGCTCAGATGTATAAGAAACATGGAAGGATTGAATATCTTGAACGTGTAAAAGGAACATGCACTATTAACGATGACACTTGCAGTAAAACTTATTACGGTCATGGTTACTGTGGCTCACATTGGAAAAGGAAAGAAAATTATGGTGACCCACACAAATTTCATCCTCGCACCAATATGCAACCATCTGATAAAAAAACTTGTACACAATGTCTCATTAAGAAACCCATCGGTCAGTTTGCAAATAATAAGGCATGCAAATATGACGGAAAGACAGCTAAATGTAAAATGTGTATTTCCGACAGGGCTAAAATTTATAGGAACAATCCTGAGAATAAAGCACAAATTAAAGCCAACAGAAAACGTTGGTATGAGGAGAATAAAGAATCCGAAATACAAAAGTCACTAGATTGGTTAAAGGCTAATCCCGACAAGGTAAAAACGTCTCGTGACAAATACAGTGCTAAACATAGAGAGAAACTTAATAAGAAGGCAAAGGCGTACCGATTAGCCAACATAGAAAAGGTTAATCGTAAAGATCAGGAAAGAACAAGAATCTATCGGGCAAAAAAAGCTAATGCTGTAAGTGATGGTCACACTATCGCTGAACTTCAACAATACTGGGAAGATAAAAACATTGATCCGAAGCTTTGCACCTATTGTGATGCTTGGCATACAGAATGGGGTCATAATTGGAAGTGGTCGCAAGGTGACCATGTAGTACCGCTTGATAAAGGCGGCACTGATTGTATGGATAATTTAATGCCTTGCTGTAGAACTTGTAATTCTTCTAAAGGATCTAAATTGTTATCTGAATGGACACAACCTAAACATGAAAAGAAAGCGGCATGAAGAAAAAAGATAAACCTTGGGAATCAATGTACCGAGCGCTACTTAAACGATTAACACAAATAGCTTACCCTGAAGATTATGAAACTTTAACAGGAGAAAAAACAGGTATGGCTGATCTAAAAGTAATAGTTAATGCACATAACGCTTTATTAGCTGAACATGACAGATCAGTGGAAGAAAACACTAATAGTAAAGGAGGGCTATTAGACTAATTAAACGATGAATAAATGGATTCTGGAAGATACCGAGTTGCCTTGGACAGCTAATGCTGAAAGATCATGGCATTACCATAAACGAGCAACAAAAGTTCGGGAAACTAGGGAACGATGGGCATGGATAGCTAAAGCATCTAAAGTTCCTAAATTACAACGAATTTCAGTTATTGCCACTCCATTAAAATCATCTCGCAGAGCTATGCCTGATGTAGCCGCCTGTTATCCAGCAGTTAAAGCGGCAATAGATGGTTTGGTTGATGCAGAAATAGTTGCAGATGATGACCCTTTCCATGTGATTAGGATTACATTTAATGCACCTGAAGTCTGTTCAAATAATGGACTACGACTAGAAATAATTGAAGAAAGTGACTAATGAAAAAAGAAGAAAAATCTAATGTGGTGGTGTTAGCTGATTATCGGCAAATACGCCAATATCCACTTAGCCATCCTTCTGTTTACCATAAATTAAAAAGAATGAGAGATAAATTAAATGGCGTTTGATAATACTGTAACTGTAATAGGAAATTTAACTAGAGAACCTGAATTAAAATATACGGCTTCTGGAGCCGCTGTTTGTTCATTCAGCGTTGCTTGGAATAGGAAAGACCAAAATCAAGAAGATGTTGCATCATTTTTCGATGTGACTTGTTGGCGAGATTTAGCTGAACATACCGCTGAGTCTTTAAGTAAAGGTCAGCGTGTGGTTGTTTATGGAAGAATTGAACAAGAATCTTGGGAAAAAGATGGCGAAAAACGCTCCAAAATAAAAATCGTTGCAGAAGATATAGGCGCTTCTATGAAATGGGCATCAGTTGGTGGAGTTGAAAAAACAGAACCTAAACCATTAACCAAAAAATATGATCGACCTGAAGAACCGTTTTAATGAGTGGATATGACGAATACCTAATTCAAACCGATGTTGAAAACCTTATGGTTAAGCTTGGCAAACAGTTGGAAGAAGGAACAGAAGAATTTTCTAAACTAGCTGAAGAAAAAGCTATAGCAGAATCTGAATACAAGGAAAGATATTGGACTGCTTTAGTGAGACAAATAGATTCTGATGGAACAGGTATGCACCGTTTAACAGCGGTACAAAAAGAAGCAAGAGCTTCTTTAATGGCTAGAGAAGAATTTAGAAGATTCAAATTAATGGAAGCAAGAGAAAAAGCCGCTCAACAATTTCTTATCACAATAAGAGCAAGGTTGGATTCTTTAAGAACAATAGCGGCAAATGTCAGAGCATCAGGAGGGTAAAATGGAAGATGCAATAAGCACTGTGTTGGAAAAGTCAAATAATTTAACTAAAGAAATGAGACAGTTACAAAATCAGATAATGGAATGTAACAATAAACGTAGAGAGCTTTGGCATGAAGCTTCTACAAATGGAGTTTCATATTCAAAGATTGCTGAACAAAGTGGAGTGGTTAAGCAAACTGTTTACAATGAGTTGCGTAAACGCCGTACTCATGCAATAAATAAACTTGACTTATGAAAAACAAAGCACGAGTAGATTTTCGTGTGGGAGAAGAAAAGTTTACTTATATACCACAATTAAATGAGAGATCCTTGTCAGAATTTATACAGGATTGTGTAGCTGATAGAGAAAATGATTTAATTCAATGAAAGTTTTAATTGCAGGTGGAGCAGGTTTTATTGGTTCCCATTTAACAGGTCGCCTTTTGGAAAGAGGAGATAAAGTTACTGTAATTGATTCTTTAGTTACAGGCAGAATGATTAATGTTTCTCGTTATGGGAATCATCCAAATTTTTCTTTTCACAACATGGATATTAATTATCCTCAATATGTTCAATGGTTGAATTTAAGCCCATTTGAAAAGACAGGAAATTTTGACGCAATATTAAATCTTGCCAGCCCTGCTTCTCCTGATGATTTTAAAACAATGCCTATTCATATTTTGACAACTGGAAGTGTGGGGAATATGAGGCTTTTGGATTTAGCTGAAAAATCGAACGCCAAGTTTCTTTTGGCTTCTACCAGCGAAGTTTATGGCGATCCTGAAATTCATCCTCAGAAGGAAACATATAACGGTTCTGTGAACCCTGTCGGCAGAAGAAGTTGTTATGACGAAGCTAAAAGATTCGCTGAAGCAACAACCATGACTTTTCATAATGCTTATAACACTGATACACGAATAGCTAGAATTTTCAACACTTACGGCGAACGTATAAATCCGCATGATGGCAGAGTGATTAATACTTTTATAAAGCAAGCACTTTTAGATCAACCATTACCTGTTTACGGTAAAGGAACTCAAACACGTTCTTTTTGTCATGTTTGGGATTTAGTTGAAGGGTTAGTGAAACTTTTAGATTTAGAGAATTGTGATGTAAAAAATCAACCGTTTAATCTTGGCAATCCTACAGAATTAACAATGTTTTCTTTAGCGGAAGCAATTATAGAAATGACTAATTCTAATAGCCGAATAGAGTTTCTTCCTATGCCTTTAGAAAGAGAAGGTGACCCTAAATTAAGGTGTCCTGATATTACTTTGGCTAAATTACATCTTAAATGGGAACCAGAGATTGAATTGCATGAAGGATTAAAAAGAACTATTACTCATTTTATTAATAATGAATCAATTTCGGGCATATAAACCATTAATGAATTAATATAAACTGCTTAAAATCGCTCTATCAGGCAACAATTTTCGTGAGCTAATACAGTTCTGTCACACCTATTAAATAAAATGTTTCTATAAACAAAGCCGAGGAGGGCTAAATGGAAACACAAACTGAAGCTAGGAATTTGGATTTACCAAACCTAGTAGCAATGCTTAAAGAACAATCAGATGTTCGTTATGACGTTGTTGTTCCCGCATCGGGAATAAAAATGAAAAACGGTAATTTGATTATTAAAAGTGGTGGAGTGCGGATTGATGAACAAGGTGTTCACACCGAAGATGCCACATTAGTTCCTACACCAATTTTTGATGAAGGAATTGCTAATCGTTTAAATATACCTGCAAGGTATGTTCGCACTATGCGAGAACAAATTACTTCAGATATAGAAAATCATAAGCAAACAAATACAGCAAATATCAAAGCTCATAGAGGTTTTTCGACACTTTATGACGAAAACATCAATTATTGGTTGGAGAACGATCCATCAAGATTACATCTTGTCAGGGGTTTCAGAACAGATGATGTTGATGATGTTGGAATTGCGAGAGCTTTTCTTTCTGACAGATACCGAACAATAGATAATTATGATGTTCTGTTAGCCACACTTGACGGAGTTAAATCCGCTGGAGTGGAAGTAAATATTGACGGTGCTGATGTTTCAGATCACAGAATGGCATTAAGGTTAACTTGCCCCGAAGTGCAACAATACAGCGAAGAAATTTTGCGTGGTTACACTTCACCGTTTACAGGGGAATCTGGAACAGATAACCCTACTATTTTTGCTGGTTTAGTTATTAAAAACTCTGAAACAGGCGGTGGGGCTTTTTCTATAGTGCCTCGTCTTGTGATTAAAGTTTGCAATAACGGTTTACAGATGACTAAAGATGCTATGAGGGCAGTCCATCTTGGAAGCAAATTAGAAGAAGGAGTTATTACTTGGTCTGAGGAAACTCAACAACAAGAATTAGCTTTAATAACAACTAAAACAAGAGATGCTGTAGCAACTTTTTTGGATGTGGAATACATGAAATCTAAAATAGATGAATTGCATCAACTAGCAGGTGTTGAAGTTAAGCAACCACCTAAAACTATGAAAATGATTTCTAAGAAATCTGGATGGTCAGAAAATGAAGAAAATAATATTCTGAAGCACTTTTATCAAGGTGGGGATAACTCTGCACTTGGTGTAGCTCAAGCAATTACATCTTATGCACAGACTGTGAAAAAAGCAGACAGGCAAGATGAATTAGAAAGTTCTGCACTTAACTCTGCGGAATTGGTTAGTATAAATATTTGACAACTAAATAATGAACATATGGTTTGAAGGTTCACGGATGAACCGGACATAGATCCTAAGATTAAATTCGGGGAGTCGGGTAGTTGAAGTGACACAAAAAAATAAGTTTACCTTCGGGATTCTATATAGATAATTTGTGACACCAGCCTTCAAAACTTTTGCAGACACAGGGAGCCTCCTCGGTTCGTTTTTCCCATCAGAAAAACCTGTGTTTGCCAAGGGGTCAGGATGATTAGGTCGAGCTAACATCCTGACCCCTTTTTATTCTTCTATATGGCGTTTATATGCTCTGCGTTTCGATTCAGTTAAACCTCCCCAAATACCATGAGCAAGATTTTCTTTCAGGGCATAGTCAAGACATTTTTGTTGAATCGGGCATTGGTTACAAATGAAAATCGCTACATCAAATTTGCCACCTTGTTCAGGAAACCACCATTTTGTTGGAAAACCTTTGCAGATAGCTTTATCTTGCCAAGCAAAAATCCCCATTCATTTAGCTGAGTTCATATTAAAGGGAATATGGTCAGCGGTTCCTCTCCCTTTAAGGTTAGTAGAATTTTTATATTTATCCCATAATTTGGATCTTATTTCTACTCTGCCGTTCACAGTTGTGCCGCCCCAAATTCCGTATCGTTCCATTACTGTTACAGAGTAATCGAGACATTCTTTTTCAACGTCACAGTTGTTGCAGATTTTTTTAGTTTCTCTAGTTTGATAAGACGAGCCTGTTGGTTCAGGAAAAAAAAGATTCGTGTCCATTCCTTTACAAGCGGCTTTTTGTCGCCATGAATGGGTGATTGTTTTGCCTTCAAAATTAGGATGGCTTCTTCCTGATCTGTATTCAATAAGCCAGTGTCGGCGTTTTTCTTTTCCCATTGAGATGGCAACTTACAGGTATTTGTAGCGTTTCTAAGCGATGGGAAATAAATTTATTTGGGTTTATTGGAAAACCATTGAGAACTCGCATAGTTCTGCATTAAAAAATATCAGCAAAAGTGTATAAACCCCGTTATACAATGTTATAGTGGTACTTGATGGGAAAACAAACCGAAAGGCAAAACCAAATGGAAACACAAGAAGTAACAATCCTTCACAGGAACAATACGGATGAAAAAGGAAGAATAGTAGGAGATTGTTGGAAATTAACCTGCATGTTCTCTGTTCAATACTCAGATTACACACCTACATGGAAACAAGCTTATTCATACGAAGTAGATGCAAATTCAATAAAAGAATACTCAGATGAAGAATTAGATGCAGTATTCCCAGCCCACCTAGGAGATCCACACACTGATTGCTTCAGAATCAACAATGCTGTAGATGGAACTGATGATGAAATGCCAGTTAAATTCCAAACACGCAGTTTAAGTGTTGGAGACTTAGTGAGAATAGGTGCAGATGATTACTACTTTGTAGATCGTCATGGTTATGTAAAAATTGATAAAAGCTGGTTACATCAGATTGGATTCTACCCACATGAAATTGAATTAGATGTAGTAGGTGAAAGAATGCAAAGTTCACGAACAATGGCAGAAGGGAGGAACTAAATGGAAACCGTTCAAGAAATATTTGATTTGAAGCTTGCAAAAGATTTGAAAGCTGGTGATGTAATCGGTAAATGGATTGATGATCTTTCAAATACAGATTTGGATGGAGTGGAAGTTGTTTCTGTAGAACCTCACGAAATGATTTCCACACCTGATGCTGTGAAACTTACTTTTAAAGATCCGACAACAGGAAACAAAGAAATAAATATTATTAATGGAGATTTTTTATTTACAGTCGAAATCGTATAACCCCAATTTGACAGTTGGGTAAATATGAGTTAGAATGGTACTTGATGGGAAAAATGGAACATATGCAAAATCAAACGATTGAACAACTTATCGAAAATACTCCTCACGAGGATTTTCAATTTGTTCTACCTTTCAAATTAACTAAAAAACAAATGGCAGGTTTCTTTCATTATGTCGAAATGAAAGATGATCGTCAAACTATCCAAGTTGATACCGACATTTTACTTGAAGTAAGGGGACACGAATTAACTGAAGGCAGATTACCTTCTTGGATTGCTTTTGAAGAATTTGTGGATGAACTTTATTGGAACATTGATAGATGGTCTGATCCTTCAAATGGCATGGATGAACAACAATGTGGAAAAGCAGATTGTGAATGTTATTCAAATAATGGTGATGGTTTATACGACATATATTTCCGAGAACAAAATGGAGCAGGTTTTAGGGAAACTAAACACACAGTCGCTTACCAAACCAAACTTCTCGTAAATTCCCTTAAAGGTTTACTTGTTAAGGTGGAAAAGTTAGGGGAAGTAATATGAATCTTCCTTTTAATCACAATCATGCTTACGATGTTGCTGAAGTTGTAAATAGACAAACAGTTGAAGCTTTAATCAAAATTTATGGTGAGCATATAGCAATATTTATGCCACGTAAACAGATTCTTCATGTGCAGTTTGACAGGTTTGAAGGTGATCTAATGTTTTTCAATAGACTTGATGATATGAACAAACCTGAAAATGTAAGTGAGTATGAAGAAGATTGGGTGGATATTACACACAGTAATCTTATTCTTGCTTTTCCAGTTGCAGATAGATTAGTTAGGTCAATTAGTGGTGGATGGGGTAGGCATTAAATGAAATGCCAAAATTGTACTGCGCTAATTGTTTATGCAGGTGAGGGAATTTGGATTGACGGATACCAAAGTTCTGAATGCCCAAGTTTTGAACTTTTTCATAAGCCAGTTACCCCCTGTGAGGCAGAAGAAGCTATGCTGATTGGAGAAGTTAATAACCCATAATACGGAGGCATAGCTGTGGGCATATTTGACAATTTAAATCAGTCACCCAAATCCGAATCTGAAGATCCTGCTAATGATTACCAACGATCCGCTGAACAATGTTCGTTACATGATTTAAAACCACATCCACGTAATTACAGGCAACATTCAGAAGATCAAATAGAACACATTAAACAATCTATTAAAGATCATGGGTTTTATAGGAATGTTGTTGTGGCTAAAGACAACACTATTCTTGCAGGTCACGGAGTAGTTAAAGCCGCCAAAGAACTAAATATGACTACTATTCCTGTTGTTAGATTAAAAATATCTCCTGAAGATACACAAGCATTAAAACTTTTAGCGGCTGATAATTACATACAGCATTTATCTTTTGATGATGACAGGATGCTCACAGAGCTTTTAAAAGAAGTTTCTAGTGAAGAAGGGTTGCTGGGTACAGGTTTTGATGACGCTTCATTAGCCGCTTACGCTATGGTTTCTCGCCCAGCAGATGAAATAGGGGATTTCGATGCCGCAATGGAATGGGCTGAAGCTGGAATGCCCGAATTTGAAGATCCAACTACAATGGATGAATTTAGTAAAGAAGCTTTTGTGAATATAAAATTTCCAACAGCAGAACATAGGGAACAATGGGTAGAAAAAGCTACACAAGCTGATCCTGAACTTGTTGAAACGGTGCGAAGATTAAATAATTGGTCATTAAGATGGCCTGCCAGTGAAAGCATAGATCAGAGAGAAGATTTAAGTTCAGTAGAGTTTACTGTTGATATCAATGAATAATCCATACACTAAAGTGATTATTTCTCTTAGAATCGCTCTAAGCGTGGACAAATAATGCCTGAATTACCTAAATATCCTATTTATATTCCCACTAAAGGTAGATGGGAAACACCTTTTACTATAAGAGCTTTCCAAAAAGACGAAGTTCCTATTCATGTAGTAATAGAAGAAAGCGAATTGGAAAACTATGAGAAACATTGCTCATCTCCCACAACAACTTTCCTTACCCTGCCTTTCTCTAATGCAGGTTCAGTTATACCTTCACGAAATTGGATAATGGAACACTCAATAGAACATTACGGATCAGCACGACATTGGCAATTCGACGACAACCAAGACAAATTCCTACGCTATTACAAAGGCAGAAGCATCCCAATACAATCACATATTGCTTTAAGAATGGTAGAAGATTTCACAGACAGATACAAAAACATAGCTGTATCAGGTTTCGATTACGAAATGTTCGTAGTAAGAGGTAAACAAACTAAACCATTTACACGCAACTGCAGAGTTTACTCAGCTTCATTACACAACAACAGCGCCCCTTTCAGATGGCGAGGAAAATACAACGAAGATGTAGATTGGTGCCTGCAAGCCTTATCAACCGGCTGGTGGTCAACTATTCTGTTCAGAGCAGTTCATATTAGAAAAAGAGCAACCATGACCCTAAAAGGAGGCAACACAGACGAACTATACCAAGACGATGGAAGAAACTACATGTCCCGCTCATTAGAAAGACTATGGCCGGGAGTAGTAAAAACTAAAAGAAGATTCGGTAGACCACAACACGTAGTCTCACACTCATGGGGACATTTCGATAACCCATTCATACCAGCAGACGACCCCCAACCAATACCCGAATACGCAATGAAAATAGAAGGAACCCCAGAATCAAAATCGTTACGCAACGCACTTGACCTCTGAACACTAAGGTCTGAACATGGCAAAAGGACAATCACCAGCATTATCACCTGAAACCGCTGAAAGGTATAGACAAGTTGTTCAAATGAGAGCCGCTGGTCTTACTTTTGATCGAATCGCTCAAGAATTAGGTTATGCAAGCCGTTCAGGAGCTAAAGAAGCTTATGATGCGGCTTTAAATTCTTGGGGTAGGGAAGCTGTAGACAATTTAAGAGTTTTAGAAGGTGAACGTGTCGATGAATTATGGCGAAGAACTTTTGCCCGCTTGTTGGAAGCTGACCGTAATCAAGCTGAAGTAAATGAGTTTTTAAATATTGTTATGACCGCTGTAAGAATTTCTAAAAGAAGATCAGAATTATTTGGTTTAGATGCTCCTCGACAGCTTGAAGTTTCAGGTTTGGAAGGTGGAGCTATCAGAACTGATGTTGGTGATTTATTAATTACTCGTTTAGCAGAATTAAGAGATAAACAAGGTCCTTTAGCTGAGGAACTGGATAAAGAACCTTTAATTGTAGAAATACCATCCGAGACAGCTTTAGAGCCATCTCTAGACGAATAGATACTACGATGATGGTTACCACCAAAACAACCTACAAACAGCTTAGAAAGGCTCCAAATGTCAGAATTATCGGTTGTTGAGGAGATTTCCCGCAGAACAGAACCAAATCTGCTATTTGAGGGACTTTCACAGGAACAACTTCAAGCGGTAATGCACGATTGGAGACTTTGGCGCAGACCGAAACAAATAACACCTGAAGGCAATTGGAGAGTGTGGCTTATTCTCGCAGGTAGAGGTTTTGGTAAAACCCGAACAGGTTCTGAATGGGTAAGAGAACAAGTTGAATTAGGAAAAGCAGGTCACATAGCTTTAGTTGGGGCTACAGCCGCAGATGTTCGTGACACTATGATAGAAGGAGAATCAGGCATTCTGTCTATCTTCCCTGATGGTAAAAGACCACGATATGAACCATCTAAAAGAAGAATAACTTTTCATAACGGAGCAATGGCAACAGCCTTTTCAGCAGATGAACCCGACAGGCTAAGAGGACCTAATCATGATCTCGCTTGGTGCGATGAGCTTGCCGCATGGAGATATCCTGACGCTTGGGACATGCTTATCTTCGGATTGCGTATCGGTGAACATCCGCAAGCATTAGTCACTACAACACCTCGACCAACTCGAATAATAAGAGATTTAGTTCACAGAAAAGATGTGATTGTTACTCATGGAAGTACTTTTGAAAATAAAACTAATTTAGCGGCTTCATTCTTTGAAGAAATAATTGACCGTTATGAAGGAACTCGTTTAGGCAGACAAGAACTACACGCTGAAATACTTGATGATGTAGATGGAGCTTTATGGAGTCGAGACATGCTTGACGAAGCAAGAGTTTCACAGATACCTGATTTGAAAAGAATAGTTGTAGCTATTGACCCTGCTGTTTCATCTCACGAAAGTTCCGCTGAAACAGGAATAGTTGCCGCTGGAGTAGATGAAGCAGGACATGGTTACATTCTTGAAGATGTCTCAAAAAGAGGGACACCATTGGAATGGGCTAACGAAGCTGTTGCCGCTTACAACAGATTAAAAGCTGACCGAATAGTAGCTGAAGCTAATCAAGGTGGAGATATGATTCGCCACACTTTAAACACAGTGGACAGAACTATTCCTTTGCGTCTTGTTCATGCAAGTCGAGGTAAAAGAGTTCGTGCAGAACCAATAGCGGCTTTATATGAACAACACAAAGTTCATCACGTAGGATCTTTCCCTGATTTGGAAGATCAACTTTGTTCTTGGGTTCCTGATGTATCCGCTTCCCCTGACAGACTTGATGCTCTAGTATGGGCATTAACAGAATTAATGATTGACGGAGCTAGACAACACGCCGCTGTTGCTCCTATCAATATTGAGCAAGTAAACCCTTGGATACCACAATGAGCGAAAAAGTAATTTTAACAGATCAAGAAACTCCGTTTGGTCGTTTAGAAATTGATCCTAAAAAGGGAACAACTAAATACGTTTTTCATAAAGGCGTGGATACACGAAGACCAATAAAGAAACGCAAGAAGAA